ATGCAACGCGATTATACCCTTTCCTCTCTGCAATCGCTTCCCCGTGAAGAGTTAGAAACGCTGAGCTTGCGCATGATTCATCGCCTGATCGATGAGACGTCCATGACGGAACTTTTTACCTTTGACGCCGAGCAAACCACCTCCGCAGAACGCCAGCAGGAAGCCCAATTTGATGCCATGCTCAGAATGAGTGCGATCGCGTTAAGCCAGCTGCCTGCGCTGTTCAGCGACTCAGAGCACGAGGCACAGAATACCCAGCGTATGCAGCGCTTGCTGTTATGGCATTTTTACGCGGTTTCGTTTCATCTTGAGCAGGCCATTCCTTTGGAGCGCCACTGCCAACACGTCGATGTCTTATTAATGCATCCCCCTGCTAATGCGTTGGAATGGGTGACCACACTGACCGACTTGCTCAGGCAATACGCGCAGATCAGCACGAGCGCGTCATAAAAGCCGTCTTGCACCGCCCAACGCAACCAAGATGGTCGAGCAAGCGGTGCTAAGCTTGCTCTAGTCGCCTTCGTCTGACAGAGGGTCGCCGCCTCGATCACCAGAGATGCGCAGCGATAAGCCCGTCTGACTGAGCGACCATTCCACCGATTTTACCCGCCATTCGCCATCTTCGGTGGTGCCAAATCCGGCCAAGGTCACATGGCCCTCAGCCACCAGCGTCATCAACGCGGCCCGTGCCGGCAACGTCAGGTCCAATGTGGCGCTGGCCATGTTAACGCTTTTGGCTTTGCTTGCCACCGCTTGTCTGGCTTCCTCTTGGTTCGGATGTTTGAACACGATGCGTAATTCAGGCTCGCCGCTACCGCTCGACACCGTTTTGGTCATGCCCGATTGAACATCATGATACGTTGCCACCACGCGACGCACCGCATTACGGCTACTGAAACGGCATTGCCAACTGGTGACCTGTTCAGGTGTAAGGGTAATATTGGCCAATGTTTTGCCGGTGACCGATTTGCCCTCTCCCTGCTTCAAAAACAGCCAATACCCATTGGCGGGTTTGCTCACCGCTGAAAAACGGGTCGCCAAGCGGGTCAATAGGCTCATGTCACTTTCATTCACCTGATCCACATGGGCAAGCCGAGTGGCCTCTAAACTCGCGCTGATTCGCGGCACCAAGCCATGCTTTGACGCCACCGTTTTGACCAGATCGCCCAACGTGAGCGTGTTAAAACTTCGCGTTTTTTGGGTTTGTAAACTGCCCGGTTGTTTACGGTTATCCATCGGCGCGGCATTGGCGACAATTTGCACTTGTTTTGGTGGCCCGCTTGAGGAGACCTCATCCACCACATAAGCGCCTTTGTTGTACAATTCGCCATTGAATCCCAAGCCCAAGTGAAGGATCGTCCCCCGCTTGGGGGTGGCGATCGTGGCGGGCAAGGTTAAGGTCAAATTAAGCCGGTCTGATTCGCTGCCAGCGTTGTCCGTTAAGGTTAAACTGGTCAAGTACTGTTGAATCATCGGCGTGATATCTTCACCCTCAATCGACAGTGAAAATCCCGGTTGGTAATCTAGTCCCATAAACTGGCAGGCTCCCTGACCACAGACGTCGGTAAGTGGGGCAAATGCAGAGCAATGCCACTGGGCAACAGTGGCCCGCAGTCCGCCAGACCAGGGTTGGCCTTTAAGACCGCCACCACCGCACTCTCTCGGCCATAGTGCCGCCAGCAAATTTCATCGACCATGTCCCCTTCACGGGTTCGGTAAATTGTCACCATAAAATGTTAACTCCAATGCAAAAGATTGTCGGCGTGGCACGCCATGCTGAATAAACTTGGTATTGGTTTCGCTGAGATCCGTCATCACCCAGTATCCGAGTACATCGCCTAGGCCACTGGTCAACATGCGAGGTTGTCCTTCATCCCCCAGCCTCGCCAAGTCTGTGACGCGCTGCGCCCCCGCAGAGTTAATTGCAGGGGCGATCTCACCTTTTAATGAGACTTTCACCGCCACCTTACCCGTATATTGGATAAGGTCTGACTGGCCAATCCGCGACTGGGCGCTCCAGCGCCACTGCCACTTCCTGACCAATTCGTTATAGGCGGCGGTATCGATTTTGAAACAGAACCCACTCCACGTCAGCATCACTTGAGCCATTATCCTACCTCCGGTAAATCATGCAGGGCGCTGTATTGGCGCCCGCCTAGTTGTGCTTGAATGCCTCGAGCCACATCTGTTGGAGACTGGCCCGGTGCGGCATACACTTTTATTTCACCGACGTTTTGGTTGACGGTATTGCCCTGAGTGGCACCATAGCGGCTTTCAATCGCCAGCCTGCCTCGGCCTGATAGGGCGGTGGGTAGCTTGCTCGCCTCCCGTTTTTGATAAGCGTCGTGCTCGTCATCCCCCGACAGGCCCATCAACGACGTCCAATCACTGACGGTGTCCCAAACCCAGGTTATTTTGGCCATTCCCTTGTCAAAGATGCCCGTGATCCCGCCCCACAGTTGTTCAAAGAACTCGGTGATCGGAGACCAGTGCTCAGCAATCTGCGCAAGCGGGTCAAAACTTAACAGCGATTGAATCGACGAACTAACGGCCGAAAATTCGGTCTTGAGCCATTGTAAACAACCACCGATGTAGGCAACCGACTCTCGCCAACATTCACTGAACACCTCGATAGATGGCCAGCTCAGCATGGATTGAATCGACGAACTAACGGCCGAAAATTCGGTCTTGAGCCACTGCAAACAACCACCGATGTAGGCGACCGACTCTCCCCAACATTGACTGAACATCTCGATAGATGGCCAGATCAGCATGGATAGAATCGACGAGCGAACGGCCGAAAATTCGGTCGTGAGCCACTGCAAACAACCACCGATATAGGCGACCGACTCTCCCCAACATTGACTGATCGTGTCTGTGGCACTTGTAAAGATGGAGACTAACTGGGCAAAAGCTTTGCCAATCCAAGCCGTCACTGAATCCCAGTTTTGGTACAGCTGAATACCCATGAAGATCAAAAGGCTGATCCCCGCAGCGATCATGCCGATCGGATTCGCCATCATGACGCCATTAAAGGCCATCATGGCCATATTAGCCAAACCCACCACCCTCACCAGCCGATACACGGTAATAACGGCACTAAACAATCCTGCAATCAACTTGCCTGCCATGAGAGAGGCGATGGCAATGCCGACATTTTCCCAGCCCCCCAACGCTTGAACGACCGTATTCACGCAGCTGGCCATCGACACTAAGCCTGCGCTCAAGCCGCGCCCAAATTCGATGGCGCTTTTAAAAAAGCCAATAATTTGTGGTCTGTTGTCTCTATAGAATTGAGTGAAGGTGGCACTGAGTGTTTTGATCTCACCGACCAACTCGCCCCCGATGACGCCTGCAATATCTTGCCAAGCAGACGTCAGCGCGGTTTTAAGACTACCTGCCTCACTGCTGTAATCCGCGGCGCCCTTCGCGCCTTCTTCGGTCAAAAGGTTAAATTTTCGCTGTTCGTCTAGCAGCTGCTTAACGCTTTTGCCACTCTGATTAATGACATTGGATAACTGGCTGCCTTGCTTGCCCAATAGTTTGTTCGCCAGCGAGGCCGCTTGTTGTTGGTCATCCATTCCCTCAAGGCGTTTCATCACCTCTTCAAATTGTTCTGCGGCGTCCATACCGTCGAGCATGGATTGCTTGATCCCCAAGGTTTTAAACGCGCTCGCAGACGAGGATTTTTGGCCCAACTTCTGGAAATCAATCACTTTATCGCTGAGATTTTTAACCATGCCACCTAGGTGCTTACCTTCCAGTCCTGCTTCCTGAGCAACCCCAGACCACGCCTGAAAGCTTGAGGTACTCATGTCGAAGGACTTCGCCAAGCCCACGATTTTGGCGGTCTCGATATTGGTCTTGTGCATTGCGCTGGCGAAGGCTTTGCCCATTCTCCAAATCTCCGCCGCCGCGGCGCGGCTGGCCGCCCCGATACTGCGGATTTTATCGCCCAGCTCTAACGCATTCTCATAGGTTTCAGATTCGCGGGTCGCGGCGTTGATCGATTGACCCAATTCTTGATAACGGTCACGCAACTCGGTGATGTCGTTACCCGCTAATGCGGTGCGCACAATTTGTTGTCTGAGGATGACGTGCTGACTTTGAAGCCGCTCAGCTTGTTCACTCGCCTCCGTCATGGCCGTTTTGAACGTCTCACCCATTTTGGTGAAGTTCTCGGAAAGAATACCGCTCAGCGTCATCATCGATGTTAGATTCTCATCGACCATTCTATGCCTCCTTCTTTGGTAGGTGCTCAATAAACTCAATGAACGTCGTCATTGGCAACCCCAACATTTCAGAGAGTGACCAGCCGGTATGGCTGGCCAGAATCATTAATCCACGTTGGATGTCATGTTCGCTGAGGCGTTCTTGCGAAAACCCACGATCAGTTTTTGCACCTCCGAGTAATCTTCCATATCCAGTTCCTGAATCACGCCCGTTTCGACGTTAGCCAGCAGCGACATTAAGTGTACTTCCTTGTCGGCATCGTTCTTATTTTGCTTATCGGCGATCAACTGGTCGCGCACTTTAGGGCGGCGCAATGTCAGGACTTCAATGGTTTTCCCACCCAGTTCAATTGGGTAGTTCAGTGTGACTTGAGCCGTGTTTGTTGGGTATTCCATGATAATGTTCCTATAAAAAAGGCCGCGTCACGCGGCCTTGGAGTTGAAGGGTAAATTGAGGTTATTTGATCATCTTGCGCGTTTGCTCAAGGGCATCGAGGCCGCCGAGTTGACGCACATGGTTGACAGGGTCGATTTCAATCAAGGTCACCTCCGCACGACTGACCTTGTAGTAGTCGAGTTTCATTGTGACTTTCATGACTTTGTCGCGCTGAGATCCCGTGTCTTGGGTATCGCGTTCAATCTTGGTGATCATGCCACGCAGCTCTTCGGTTAAGTCCTCGGCGTTCCCGTTAAGATCCGTGTAGGTAGAACGCACTTTTAAGGCGGTTCGTTCTGCCTGACGCAGGCCAAACAGCGGGAGTACGCTGACATCAACACCAAAGAGAGAGAAGCTGGCTTCCATGGCGGCCATGCCTTCATCGACGGGGATCGGCATGTCCATATCGCCTGCCTGAAAATCTGAGGTTTGAACCTCAAGCACCGGCGGCGTGTATTCTTTGGCGTTGCCCGCTTTGCCCACCGTGTCGACCCAAATTGCCCAGCGGCTCAGTAAATTGTTTGCAGCCATTAGCTAAATACCTCTTCCAAGTAATCATTGTTCAATCGGCTGCGGAAAATAATGTGCTCAGCCGGATAAGGAGGACAAAAGTCAAAATCAAAGTAGACGATGCCCTTTTGAATCGTTGCAGGCGTGTTGAGTTCTTTGTCTGCCCAACATTCGCCGTTTAAGATCGCGCCAAGCGCTTTCAGCTCACGCAGATAGGCGTTGACCCCTTCCGTCACATCTTCAACGTACGTTTTGGTGATATTGCGGTCAACGGCCCACAGGTGTGCCCGTTGGACACTGTCGTTAATGATATCCGCGGTGCGGCGCGTCTGTTCAAACGTCCACTTAGGATCGACGCTACAGGTACGGTTGCCCCAGTGACGAAAACCGCCTTCCCGAATCAGGGTACTGACTTTGTTTTCATTGAGCATATTGGCGGTGGTATTGGGATCACCCAGTGACCAGTCCACCGGCTGAGTCGTGCCAACAATGCCATACACTTGCTGGTTGGATTTCGACCACCAGAAGCCTTTCTCCGCATCAATCCGTGCTCGCAGGCCAGCTTGGCGTGCCGAAGACGGACGGTCGATTTCTATGGCTTGCTCGGTGTCAAACACTCGCACCCACGGCCATTCCACTTCCACACGTTCACCAAAGCGGCGAGCCCGTTTCATCGCATCGGTATAACTGGCGACGCGCGTACAATCCACATAAGTGACCGCACGTAGGCGTTTGGCCTTGGCTTCCAATTCCGAGGCCACCGCATCCAATTGGCTGAACTCCGGCGCCACCAAGATACGCGGTGTGTAACCCGTTTCTGTTTGGCTATCGAGAAAGGCTTGCATTGCCATGATCACGTTGGCTTGAGTCTCGGCGTCATCGGCGCCTTGCTCTGCACGCACCACAATCACCAATGCACCCGCTTGGTCAAAGATATCGTCGATCGCCGCAGGTAAGGTGCCGGTTTTGCCGAGCCCTTTCGCACGTTTGCGACTGCCCGCCACCGCCACTGGCTTGTTCAATGGGAAGGGTTCATTTTGACCGCCTTCTAAGTAAAGACGCGCAATTGGAGTCACTTCGCCGTGACCATCGCCCATCAGAGCCACCGAGACCAACGCCGACGCTTCCGGGTTGGCCTCAATCGCCGCTTTGACTTCGCTGGCGGTGCTCACGGCAGCTTGCGTCGCATCGGTCGCCAGTGTTACCGAGATTTTGTTGCCATCGACAGACACAGACAGTAACGCGTCTGCCGTCTCTGGAGAGACGATGTTGAGGCTGATGGCATTGCCTTGACTGCCGGCCGTGTTCGCGCTCAGTGTCAAACCATCATTGAGTATCGCGCTGCCTAGGTTTAAGCGGGCAGCCACGGCGCCAGCGGCATCCGGTGCTGTTCCCACCAAGCCAATCACCGCGGATTTCACCGTCTGAATAGGGCGTGAACCGTCATCAATTTCGATAACTTCCACCCCGTGAAGAAATTGCGTCATAGCGTATTCCTGTTATTTGGGTAATAAAAAGCCTCGTCAAACGCGATCGGCGTGACGAGGCCAAGGTTTAGAGATAAAAAAGCCCGTATCGTTACGGGCGTGTGTCTGTAAGCGGCGCCGGCCAAGGATTTTCAGCCTGAATTTTCAACCGCGCGGCGAGCGCCTGTTTTTCCAATTGCTCAGCGTCCACAATCGCCTCCGCGGTCTGAATAAGATGACGTTTGATGTAGGCTTCGTCCGTCAGTGGCGCAACCATATTCTGATACGCCGCGCGGCGGCGGTCATCCACTTGGTTATACTGGGTAATATATTGATTCTTAACGTTTGTTACCCACGCCCCATTCACCCACTCATCAAATTCCGTCTCCGGTTTTTCCGAGGTAAATCCAGATTCAATGGGACCCAGTTCAGACACAACTTGTGAACGAGCGCTGTCTGCCTGATCGTAAATGGTGAGTTGGCGGTGATCTTCAACATATTGTGTCTCAAAGGCTTGGCCTGATTGATTCAATACGGCCACCACCGCAAACCCTGCTTTAGGCGCCAACGGCTCACACTGGAGGGCGTCTTTTGGTATATGAAACATGCCGCCTCGATATTGTGCCCGAACAGCGGCCAGTACTTCATGGGTTTGCTTATCAAGAGGATAATAGAACTTTTCTTTGTTACTCACAGTGGCTCCTTTAAATGGCTATTGCCATGGGTCGAGCAGTGTTACGTGGTCGGGTTTCAGACCCGATACGGACATTGCCATTAATACCATCACTCACAATACCACCGGTTTCGTGAGTGTCCGTTTGATTCACCCCCATAGCATTCAAGTTGCCTGCTGCCGTGTATTCATGGCGAGGATCACCATAATTGTGTTCATGCCCTTGAAGTTGATCTAACTGGCCACTGTTGATCTCACGACCAGAATCCACGCCACGTCCCTGATCGAGCACCCTTAAAAACTCACCGCGAATTTCACCGGTATTAATCACACCGTTGTTCACTAGGTGCGGATACGTTCTGGCCAAGCGCCAATACACGGCAACGGGCAAATCAACATTGATTTCCATCACCGCCCATTCCGGCGGCGTGGTATCAAGCCAGAAGAATGGCGTACCCACCTGATCACCGGTATAAGGTATCCAGTAGAACGGTTTGGTGGTGTCTTTCCAGCCAGGATGACGATGCGCGATATTGATGGGGTCTTTGCCCGTTAAGGACTCTCGGTTTGAATACCATTGCCAATACGATAATTCACGAGTCACGGGGTCCTTGGTGTAACAAATTTCGCCCACCGAATAACAACGTTCTGGATCATAAGGCAAAAACTGGCCCACACCCACCAACACATATTGTGGGTGAGGGTTAAGGTCTTCGGCGTGGTCATTGTCCTGCTTATCGACATACTCACGAGTCGCGAGAACAATCGCGGGATCAATCTTAAGTTCCACCGAGGACGAAGCACTGACTTGCAGCACAACCCGCACGGTTTGAGTACGGCCTGACCCTTCTGCCAAGACCGGTTTATAGGTTTCTGGGAAGTTACCCACCGCCACCAAATCGCCATCGCCATCATAGAGGCCGATTTCACGAATCGTCCAACCACCGACATTTTCTGGGATCACCTGTTCACAGATAATCCAATTGGGGTTATTGGGGTCGGTGTCAACCGCATTGAGGGGCTCGCGGCGCAATTCATTGATCAGCGCGGTTTGCTTTTGGTCTGGGGTGGGTAACACGCCATTGCCATCGCCGATCGCTAATTGAGCCAACCGAATGGTTTGCCCCAGCGCCGTCGCATTGGCAAGTTTGGCTTCACCTACCTGGGTTAAAATCGTAAAGAATTTGCTCATAGTGCCTTCTTTTATCCTGATATCGGGTAGACGTTCACTCTGTCTATGGTGTGTTCACGTCCTGAATGGTACATAAGACCAGACACGCTCACCGCGGCTGGTGCGTAGGGGTAAATAGTGGTTAAATCGCCACAATACATGCCCGCGTTCACCGATAGAACGCCGCGGCTTTCCGCGTGAATCGCCAGCCCAGTGAGGTGGCTTCGCAGGGGTTTCGCGTCTTCGATCAGCGCGACCATTTGGCGATACATCTCATCACTAATGCCACTGTCCAGCACACCGACGGTTAAGGCAAAGGTATGAGGCTCGCCTTGTGGCTGCGTTTGCCACCACTCCATCACGTTAATTAAATAGCCCAGCGGCTCAACGACTCGTCGGATTGCGGCGATGGTGCCTTTATGTCGGTGAACAAAAAACGCCGCTTCAATCGCGGCGCGTTTTTCTTGCTCTGTCCAGCTCGCGTCCCAGCGGTCAACCGAAAAGCTTTGAGCCAGATAAGGTAAAAATGCCTCTGGACAGGTCAACGGGTTCCAGACATCCCGAATCGCCACTGGCAGCGTCGGTGTGATCGCATCGGCCATGGCCACTTCGGCCCGACTGGCGTTGGGTGGCAAGATGTTTTTATTCATCTTCGCCCCCATAGTTGACCGAGATCGCGGCGCAGTAACCCGCCTGCTCTTTGCTGATCACAACATCGTTGAGCGGTTTATGGATCACGACGTTCTGCACGCCTGCCACATGCAAGGCCGCATCAATGGCACTTTTACGAATGTTGCGTCCAAGACGAAACTGCTCGGTGGTGTACGCTTGAATGCGCGCTTGCGCTTCTGCTAACACCGGCTCATATTCTGGGCCAGAGTCCAAATACAGGGTCGCTTCAATATCGTAGTTAATGATCGTCGCCGACTGCACGGCCAGTGCATCGGTCAGTGGACGAGTGTCTTCTGCGCTCAAAGCCGCGGTCACGGCGTCGAGAATAGGTTGCTCGGCGTGGCCATTGCCTTGTCGCGATAATACGCTCACCAACACGTGACCCGGTGTCTTACTGATTGCCGTCACATCGGCCACCAAAGGGTGCGCCGAGAGGGCATGAAATTTGTAAGCGTTGACCGGACCGGCCACCGACATCCCCTCAAGGGCCAGCTGAATACGGCGACGGTAATCGTCGTCGGGCTCCATCACTGCCGGCGTCGGGGGAAAGGTGGTGTCGTTGGCGGGCGCAATTTGCTGACGCGCGACATTAAAGCGCACTCCGACTTGATCGAGGTCGTTGTTTTGGGCATAGGCCAGTAACACCGCCTGCGCGGCTTCGTTCACTCTCTGGCGATCGAGCAGTCGAAAATACGCGGCGACTTCCAACAGTTTGTAGACCGGGTCGGACTCCGTCATCGCTGTAAACGTTGGATCGTTCGCCAGCAATTTATCGCGCATTTGCGCAAAAATGGTCTCGTAGTCGAGTGACTCAAGCAAGTCAGGTGCTGGCAATTGAGATAAATCTTGGATACTCATTGAATTTCGATTCCCTCTAATGTGATCGCTTGACCGTTGGGTTTATAGACGCCTTCGATGGACAGCTCAATCGCGCCAGGTGTCGCCGTATTCACGTAAATTTTTTTGACGCTAATGCGCGGCTCCCACTTTTGCAGGGCTTGCGCGCTGGCGGCGATGATGTTAGCCACCGTCTCAGGTGCACTGGGGTTGTCAATCAGTTCAAACAAGTCGCTGCCATACGCTCTGCGCATCACTCTTGAGCCGACCGGCGTGGTCAAGATATCGCGCACCGATTGTTTTAAGTGCGCCATGTTGTCCAGCGCCTTGCCTGTGTCTTGGTTCATTCCTTTCATATTATTGCTTCTCGTCCGGTTGAGAGGTCGACGCCCCCGACTCTGGAGAGCGATGAACATGACGATTAAAGATCGCCCGGTCAGCCCCCATCGAACGCGTTTTATCTATGATGTTGCGGTCAGATTGGATGTTGCCAGTGCTGTGCTGCTTGCCATTGTGTTCGATGTCTCCATTGATAAAAAAGGTGTTGCAGTTCAACTCGGCATCCCCGCCACTGCCCATGGTGATGGTCAGTTTGTGTGCCCCGCGGTGGTAGTGAATCTCGGTGCCATCGGAGTAACGGCTGACGTGTTCATCCGTTGACTTGCTCGGGACTGGGCTGGCTGAGTCCGCTATCGCGGGGATCACCACGCCGGCCGTCAGCTCTCCCGATTCCGATAAGATCATCACTTGTTCGCCAACCGCCAACGGTTCCCAGTCACAGCGATGCTGGCTTGAAGCTCGCCCTGAAATCCATGGCAACCAGCCCGTCACGGCACCTTGATCGTATTCGACCCGCACTCGCGGCGGTGACTGGGACACATCCACACTGTGGACTTTGCCGCGCTTGATCATATTGGCGATGCGTCGTTGCAGATCGCGGACGATGTACAGTAGCTCAGTCATCGGTCACCACCGTTTGATAGCGATCTTGATTCGGTGAGCCAATCTCTGGGTCATACCCCACCCACACCTGAGTCGGTACAGGCGACGGCGGTAGCGACACCGATTCGCCGAGACTCAATGTCTGTTCAAAACGGACCGCCCAAGTCACTCGGCTGCTGTGTTCTGCCGTTGCGGCGACCGGTTCGGCTTTGATCAACAAGGCCGGCTCAATCGACAGACCAAAACGAGACTGGTCGATCTCGAGCGCGATCGCCATCGCGGCTTGGCACACCCGCAGCGCGTGCTGCGTTTGGCTGGTGCTGACAAACACGTGCACCTCGCCAGCCAAGGTCAGCTCGGTTGTGCCCATCAATGACTGATGGGCCGCCCGTTTCCAGCTCGTTACCGCAAAAACAGCGCAAGGGGTCGTCATCACGGTTTCTGTGCTCGGATAGTCATCCATTAGGGTGATCTCAGGTAAAGCCTCAGCCAACCATTGCTTCACCTGATGGTGGTAATCATTAAAATTAATGCCGTTACTCATCTCAGTTCTTCCAGTTGATGCCCGCGTTAACAGCGCCATGCGTTATTCTGCGGGGAAAATAGGATCGCGTTTCACCTCGGCTCGCCGTTATCCTGCTCTTTGTGCTGAGCTTGTTGCTCTCGCTTGGCTTGGTGAATTTCGATTCGGGTCAGGAAAAAGTTGGTGATCACAATCGCGCTACAAATCAAGGTCAATAAATCCGACAATTGCCAATAAAAATGGCCATTGATCACCTGATCGAACGACGCACTCAGCAGGGATTTGGCAAAGCCGCTTTCCGAAACACCATTGGCAATAACAATCGCCGCGGAGGTGTTGGCTACTGCATTGGGGGTCGATTCAGCCATTGTCGAATACTCTTTTTATCTGTATTGCAATCTTTGAGTGCGTTTTCCATTCTGACCATGTACTCAGCCAACGGATCGTTGGTGCTGCCTATTGCCGGAATCGCCGGTGCGAGGCAATCTCGCGCTAAATGTCGGGGAAGGGTGACCGTTTTAACCACCGTTTTGACGATCACTTTCGCCGGTTCGGGAGTGGCGGAGCAGCCGGATAACACCATCAGGAACACGAGCTTGAGACCAGTATTTGTACTCATTATCATTTTTTCTCAGTCCTCTTAGGGTATTCGACAACTCCGCCAATTTTTGTTGTGCTTGTTGCAACGCGGCATCTCGGTCAGCCAGTACCGTTTGGCTGTGCTGTAAGCCAGCCAACAAGGTTTGTTTCGACGCTTCGGATGCTTGCAACTCTGTCGCCAATGCATTGCGACGCTGTATCGCGTTCTCTGCGCGATGTTTGTGAAGCGCGATCTCAGCGTCTAGCGACGCAATCGTCAGACGTTGGTAGCCAATCACACCCGCCGTGAGTGCTGCGGCGACAATGGACATTAGGATTCTATTCATACATGAGCCGCCGGTAGAGATCTCGGATACGTGGGACGTAGTGCCGCGTTTCCTCCGCATGATGGCCTGTGACCTGAGGCAGGCATTGCATAATTAGAGGATACAAGCTCGGGTTACCACACAGCTGTTGCGCTTTAAGGATGTGACCACAGCCTGCGTTGTAACAGGCAAGCGCCAAGTTATGTCGGTCTTGCTCTGGTCTTGGCCATTTCCAGACGCGTCTTAGCTTCGCCATGTAATACGCCCCCGCCGGTATGGCGAGCCGCGCATCCGTTGGCGTGCCTTGCAATTCAAGTTGCTGGGATACCTCCAACCAAGTACCGGGCATAAACTGAGCAATACCCGCTGCGCCAGCTGGGCTGAGGGCATTGGGGTTTAACCACGATTCTTGAATAAGCTGGGCTTTATACAGTTGCCACGGAACCATAGGCAGGTAGTGACGTGTCGCCTTTTTGATTTGCCAATCGTAGTGATTAGGCCAAGCAAAGACTGAAGGCGAGGAAAACGGCAATACAACGAGCGCCAAGATACACAGCTTTAGCATTGTCATCGGCATGGTTCCACCAGTTGGCAAACGTGATCCCCAAACTCTTGTCAAACAGGCGTAAGGTTAACCAAGCGAGCATCACAACAGTGAGGGTTCGAAGTAAAGAAACGGCAAAAGCAAAGAAGGTAAATAGGTAGGTTTCCATCATGGCCTCTTTGGGTTTGATCAAATTTTAGGTATAAAAAAACCGCCATCGAGGCGGTTGCATGAGGGGGTGCTTGTGTCTGTTGAGCTGGTCTGTTCGTTTTTGTTCGTCCATTCAGCAGACTTAATAATTACTGTACACTTATCCATAATGGATATACATACAGTAACCTGCCCCGCTTTTTATTTCAAGTGTTTTTTTTGATTATTTTGCTTTGATGGCTCACCCGCCAGTGACCACGGCTGTGTAAGGCGCCAGCGGCGTGGTGGGCGATGGGCCTTGGCCGAGCACACTCATCAATAGAAACAAAAAAACCGCCATCGTGGCGGTTGAATGAGGGGGGCTTGTTTCTGTTGATCCAGTCTGTTCGTTTTTGTTCGTCTATTCTGCAGACTTAATAATCACTGTACACTTATCCATAATGGATATACATACAGTAACCTGCCCCGCTTTTTATTTCAAGTGTTTTTTTGATTATTTTGCTTTGATGGCTCACCCGCCAGTGACCACCGCTGAGTAAGGCATCAGCGGCGTGGTGGGCGATGGGTGTGAGGGGAAACGGGTGAGGATCTGACACCCCGCAGGCGCGTTATCGATAAGCTGGCCTGCGAGGAGCCGGGTCGACCAAGAGGGTTACGCTCGACTCTGGTTTTCCAGCTCTTGGCTAAACAGGCCCCGCGCGGAACGATCGTAATCGAGCAGTAAGGCACGCATCGCCAATACGTGTTTGGCCCAGTTGGACCAATGGTTCTGATAATAGCGTGTGCGTTGACGCTGAAACGCGTCACTGGTGTCGGCTTTATCTTGCACGTCCACCGCCACCAGAGCCTGAATCAAATACTGTCGGCTTGTGCCAGAGACCATGGCAGAAGCGGTGGCTGCGTCTTGGTCTGGGCACCCTGTGCGATGCTGCAACGCAAGCCCAGCGGCAATCACGGCGGTCATGGCTTTGATTTTGGCATAGGTGCGTTTTTGGACGATGACGCCCTGCTCCGCATGTTGGACCACCCAGTCGTTGAGCACACTTTCTATTAAGCACGCGGTGTTGCTTGACGCGTTCCAAGACGGCGAAGCATAGGCGAATAGGCTCCAAGCGGCTAAATGGGGCGCTTTGCGCTGCATACGCTCAATCGCGACCAAGACTTTCGCCCCATCCATTTTGATCCCGATTTGATGATCGGCGGCGCCAAAGCCTCCACCGCTGGTTCCATCGTAATGTTTTGCCTTGATCCCTTCGGTGGCCATACCAATTGCCGCAGGCATCGGCCAAGTTTCCACATTCGTCGCTAATCCCATGATGATTCCTCTTCGATTATTCACACCAACACGCCGTTAAGACGCTGCCGTCTTTGGTTTAACCTAAAGTGATGCCTGATTCGGCCAGCCAATATTTGCTTGTATAGTGGGTCTGCGCATTGCTCTGATGGCAAACATTGACGCCAGACTGACGGGCCGTTTTGATCACTCGGACCAAGTCACACACATCCAGATTTAAGCCTGCGCAAAGCTCCGCGGGGGACCACAGTCGTTGACGCGACGTCATTAATGCCACTAATGCTTGATTATTTGTCATGAGGGTTTCTCCCAAAGTGTTGACGTTTCAGTTGCTGAATGATCGACAAGCCGTTGACTCGATGACGTTCCTTTTCTTCAAAGGTCAGGGTTCGTTGGCTCGGTGTCGGCAAGGCGCGCGGGTATTGCGCCGAGATGTCTTCGCCACAGGCCAGTTTGGTCAGTAGCCGTTGATATTCGTCTTCAAAGATCGGAAATAAGCGCCCCTCAGACAAATGCCCCAAGTCCCAATGGTTGATCTGGTTAAACGCTGCCTGAACGACGAGAGGGACTGTGGCTCTCAGTGTGTCGTCCGCCAACTGCTGGCTGGCTTGGTAATCCCCGAGCATGGCAAACGCCTGCCTGACCGTGGGTTGATTGAGATCTTCCGCGCTGGGTCGGCACCATTGCACAAACTGGCCCACACTCGGGATGTACGGCAGCCCAGACAGCCGAGCTTTACGCAAACCAAACTCGATTTGCTTACGGTGATGGACGCCCGATTCAAACAGCGCCAGAGTCCATGTGCGTTTGGCTTTATCGACCGTGGTCTGATTGGGGAACGCGACGCGCCAGGCGGGAAAAATGCCCTGTAATTCGGCAAACAAATCGTTGACCAAATGAATCGCAGCCTGAGGCACTGGCCTTGACGGCGACGACGAGGATGCCCCCGCCTCACCGCCCTTCACGCCGGGTTGCAAGGTGTGAGTCAGCTCCGCAATGGACTTCATTGCTCGCCTCCCAAGGACAAGGATTGCGCCCAATCCGTGTCGCCATTGTTAAAATCCGGCGTCATGGTTCCGCGTGCGCTGGGCGCGCAGCCTTTGTTTTGCTCTTTGCACAACCAAGCATGAATGAATCGATTGATCCCTTGTTTTGTTTTTTTGCGTTGAGGGTTTGCCTGACACCAACCAATCATGTTTCTGAGTTGCTGATCCACATCCACCGCAGGATAGAGCTGACTGAGTTGCTCGATCTGAGATTGGGTCATCGCATGGTGAGTCTGCTTGCCTTTGAGTGGGATCTCACAGTAAACCCGCTCCTTGTCAGCCACCTTGTTAGACCATTCAAGCTCTGCAGGTAGAATTGGGGGATCTATTGGGGGATCTATTGATGGTTTATGGTCCGATCTCGACCTACCCTGAGGCGAAATTTGACCCACCCCCTGAGGGGGTTTCGACTGTTCTGTTTTTGAACCGTCGAATATCGGCTGTTGGTCTGTTTGTTGTTGATCGGCTTTTTTCTTTAACAGCAACACAGGCAAACGATATTGGTTGCTGGCCCGTACCAAGCGCCCAGAGCCCGACTTTTTAAACTGATGTTTCTTTGCCACCCAGCCTCCCGTTTCGAGCTTTTTCAAGGTCGATTTCACCGTTGTCGCCGACACACCACTTTTGCGGGCGATCGTTTCAATCGAAGGCCAACACAGTCCGTGTTCATCGGCATGGTCTGCTAAACACAACATGACCAGCTTATCGGACCCTTTGAACTGTGGAATATCCCATACGTAACTCATAACTTTGATGGACATTATGTCTCCTTCTTTGGGAAAAACGGGCGCTAAACAAATGAACACAAATAATATAAATCACTTTATATCAACCAATTAAATCAACCTTGCTTGGCCAGAATGCAAAGAGCTTGACTCTGGTCGCCTCGATCACGATCTGGCCTCCACCGGCCGCGTCTGTTCGCCCCAATGATGATCTGGGGGCGGAGTCGCCAATCAAAAAATAGGTTTTATTGCGTCATTCAATGATTGTAAATGTACACGATTCGTGTATTATTGTAAACACAAAAAGTGTGCATACAGCGCCCACGGAGCGTGTTAATTTTCTGCTATGAGTAAAAAACATGAAGTAGGACTGCGCCTTAAGCAGATCCGAGAACACAAAGCACTGAGCCAGCGCGCCTTGGCCACAAAATGTGGTTGGGGCCCTTCGCGGATCAGTAATTATGAATCTGGGCTTCGTAGTATCAGCCTTGATGACGCCGAAACCCTGTCTCAAGCCTTGGAGGTTGAGCCGAAACAACTCTTGTTTGGTGAAGAGCCAAGTGTAAGCAGCCCTCCTCAGGCTCAGGGCAATGCCGAAATTCTTGGCAACATGCAAACTTGGGACAGCAAAACCCCACTGTCTAAACAAGAGGTGGCGATCCCATTTTTATCGGACATTAAGCTCTCGGCTGGCCATGGCTTTGCCTGTGAAACTGAGCACGATAATGGCTTTCGACTTCGCTTTGCCAAATCGACGTTGAAACGCTTTGGTGTTGATCAAAGTGAAGCGGTGTGTGTTTCAGTCAGCGGCAACAGCATGGAGCCGGTGCTGCCCGATGGTTCCACCGTGGGGATTAACTGCGGTGACACCACGCTGGTGGACGGCAAAATGTACGCCATCAATCACAGCGCGGAACTGTTTATCAAAAAGTTGTATAAATTGCCCGGTGGCGGCTTGCGTATCTACAGTTTCAATGAAGCCGAATACCCAGCCAAAGAATTCAAAGCCCATGAAGTGGCCGAAGAGCAAATCACCATTTTGGGCCGTGTTTTTTGGTATTCCGTGATGCTGTGA